GTCGCGTATGGATTGTTGGGGCTATAGGGGCTGTACTTAGAGCCGTATTTTCCATAAGGATTGTTGATGGAGTCGGGGCTGTATTTAGAGCCATAGCGTCCATATTTATTATAGATGCTGTTGGTATCGTACTTGTTGTTGAGATTACCGAGGTATGTGCCGTTGGGCGATACTAGGTAGGTATCGGCGAAGACTGCCTTGGTGACTGCGCTTAGTGCGACGTAGGCACCGATGATAATGATTGCGTAGATAATGCCTTTTTTAATTTTATCTTTAAGATCGTCATTCATAGTATTTCCTTTTTATGTTCGTGGTTCGTGACCGATGAGTCCTACAGCGACGCGAAGGTCACTATTCGCGCCGAGTTTTAGGTAAGTGATAGTTTGATCAAATTCTTTCAAGCCATGCGCGTCGAGGATGTAGGCTTTGCCGTCATCCGCCTCCACGATAGCGACGTTTTCTTCTTTATGCAGTTGATCGCATTCCATAAAGAAGGCGTGCGCTTTAATGACATCGTCAAAAACTATTTTCATTCAGTATTGCCTCGTTGTAGGTGGCTGTGGACGAAGAACTTACGGACAGTCTTCGGATCGTCGAAGAAGTCTTGTAGTCCTTGGGCGTAGGCGAAGGATTCTTGTTTTGTGGCACCGTGCTCTTCGAGCCATGTTTTGTATTCGTCGATGATTTCATAGGTAAGTCCTACAAAAATGTGTTTTTCTGCCATAGTTAGTTTTACTCCTTAAGTTTTATTTTAGTATTACGTCGGCATTGGTTTCGATCCAGACTTTAGCTCCGCAGGATAGCGGTTTATCCGGCGAATAGATGATCTTAGATTTACCGAGTATTTCAACTTCATTCGCGTAGTGATTCGACTTATACGTCTTGACCGTGATCACTGGTTTTTTTTCTCCGGTCTTTGCATTTTCACGAATAACATGTTGATTTATATGTATTTTCTTTTTTATCGCGCCTTTCACAATCCCGCCTTACGTAGTTGATCAACATCGTCATTTTTCTTATGAAACTCCGAATCGCGGTACACGCGCCACATCAATTGTAATTGGTTCGTGATCGTTCGTCCTTCGGTTCTGCAAATTAATTTCATCTCGTCGTAAATTTTTCGCGGTACGAGTACCGACTTCCACTTATCTGTATCCATTTTTTTACTTTTATTGTTGGTTAAAAAAGCCCGCAGGTAATGCAAGGAGACCTGCGGGAATAGCAGTGTCAACCATCTTCAAGGGTTAGATGGCTGGTGAGAGGAGTAGTCTCACGCTTAATGATATGCGATAAATCTTATAAATGTCAAGGGGATTAAATAGCTTATTTATCCCCCCTTGACTTTTAAATTTCTTCGCACTCGCCCCAGCTAGGTCCGAGGTCGATGTCGCATTTATTGGGCACCTCGAGGGGCACGGCTTGTTCCATCATTGCTGAATACTGTCGGGCTTCATCGGCATCTTTAACGGACAGGGCAATCTCATCGTGAATTTGTATCAGAGGAATTTTGCCGGTCTCATAGATATCGATCATTGCCTTCTTGGTCATGTCTGCGGCGGATGCCTGAATCAATCGGTTGAGGGCTTTGTAGGTGTAGGCACGCTTTAGGCGACAGGTGTCACCATATTCTTTAACGGCATCTTCGTAAGGTAAAGCTTTGTTCATCTCGAAGGTATCAGGCTCCCATAGATCAAAGCGGCATTTACGTCCGAGTAGTGATCGCACCGAACCACTTGAAGAGCGTTCATTCAATCTTGAGGTCACACCATTCATTAATCCTTTAACAAAAGGTACGCGGTCATGGTATTGCTGGACTAGACGTTTAGCTTCATTTTGCTCAATACCTAATTCAATTGCCATCTTGCCCACGCCCATGCCGTACATGAGTCCTAGATTAATAGTCTTTGCCTGTTTACGTGGAATGCCTGCCATCTCTGCGACCATCGAATGGAAGTCCGTGTTGGGATCCTTGTTGTATTCATCAACAAAGTCCTGTGCTCCGCGCAGTTCCATCTTCCGTGACTTACCATAAACTTGTGCATAGTGAACCAAGATCCGTGGTTCCTGTTGCGAGAAATCAATAGCCGCCCACTGCTCTCCTTCTTCGGGTAAGAATAGGCTTCGGATCATGGGACCGAGTTCTGGGTCGCGAGCCGGTATTTGTTGTAGGTTAGGATTCGACATTGATATACGTCCTGAGACGGTACCGCCGTCGTCCGATCTAATTTGTGAAATGTGTCCGTGTATGCGTCCATCCTTACCGGCATACTTTGCAATGGAGTTGATGAAGGTGCCTTGGGTTTTATTTAAGTTACGCGCTTGGACGATCAGCTTAGGTAAATCGTGTGGATGATCAGTTAAGAATGTTTTCGTGAACGACGGTGCGCCTTTTTCAGTTTTTGGATATTTAACTCCGACTTTATCAAAAGCATCTGCGAGTGATCGTGCCGCCCAGATTTCTACATCTTTACCGACCAGTTGTTTAATTTGTTTCATAGCTTGTTTTTCGCGCTTGATCAGCGCGTCGCGTGTTTTCTCAACGCCGTCTAGATCAACGCGGACACCGTTCCATGTCATGTCGACCAAGCAGGGTAGAAGCTTCAGTTCTAGATCTACAATTTGCCATAGGTCATTTTTGCCTATTTCAATTTTAAAATAGTTCCACAGCTTAAGGGCTAGTTCAGCATCTTTCTCGGCATAGTATCCGACATACATTGCCGGCATTTTCCACATTTCTGACTTGGGATCGAGTCCGAATGACTTTGCGGCTTCGACCAATTCTCTTTCGCCTTTTATGTCGCCAAGTAAATCAAACGCTAATGAATTAAGTGAATAGCTAAATCTGTTTTCATCCATTAGTGCGGCGATCAGCATAGTATCGATAATGCGTCCATTAAGCGTGAAGCCTTCTCGACGAATCCATCCGGCATCGTATTGTGCGTTGTGCATGATCTTATCTGCGGGGCATTCAAATACTTTCTTTAGCCATTTAGAGACAATGCGTTTATCAATGTTACCGCCGCCTAGATGTGCGACAGGAAAGTAGCCGCTCCATCCATCTACTGCAATGGCATAGCCGACGACTTCGCCGTTACCAGTTGCCCAGCCGGGACCTAATGATTTAATGTCTGGGTCGCGTGTTTCGACGTCGATGGCGATTTCTTTTGCATCCGTGAGGTCTGGAAATTCTCCAGGTGGTACCCATTCAGTTGCGGTGATGGTTCCAGGGAGTGCCATTTGTAGTGCCATAATTATTATTCCTTATATGTAATAGCAACGGTCGTTGTTTTCAGGTTCAACCAAAAACAAGTTTTGTCGTGTGCGTGTAACTGCAACATAAAAAACTCGATGCAGGTCATCCGGATACATTTCTGCGTGATTGATTGCGGCATAAGTTAAATCGGTAAGAACAACAACGTTGTCTGCCTCACCACCTTTTGCACCGTGGATCGTGGATAGTTTTATGCGCGGATTAGCCGTTATTTTTTCACCTCGTCTAAGTAGCGCGGTTAAGTATGCTCGTTCAGTTTCAGGTATTAATTTTAACGCTTCATGCCAGATAAGTGTTGGATCAACAGCAAGTCCGTGGTCCGCGACCAATTCATCCATGGTTACTTTATCGTCGTCCATGAGTCCGGGTAATTTTTTAAAGCCGCGTTTAACACCGTAGTGTGCTAACAAGTATGCATACATTTTGCGTGCTTGGTTGCCGGTAATTGTTTTACCTTTTCTCAATGTTTCCCAACTCATAACAGCAGTTGCAATGTTTTCGGGAACGCTCACTCCGCGACGTGTTTCAAAGAACACGCCCATAGATTTTAGTTGTTCGGTAAGGTTAGATAAAAAGTATTGAGCCTGCGACAGGATTAGCCACGAGCCATGAGATAAGTCTAGTTCATCTACAGAGTAAACACGCTGAACGCTCCCAAGTTCTTGTTTTGGTTCATATTTTTTAGGAAAGCGGTTCGTGATCCGTGAGGCAATATTATTGGCAAGATTGTGTACGTTCTTAGGTATTCGGTACGATTGAGATAATGTTTCAACGCCGCCATCTAGATTGATAAAGTGATCAACATCAGCACCGGCCCATTTATAAATAGCTTGATCGTCGTCGCCAGCACAATACATTTTTTTAGATTTACCATCGAGCAGGTGAGCAATATCCCACTGCAAGGGTGAAAGGTCCTGCGCTTCATCTAAGAAAGTTAATTCAAAATTTGGACATAAGTGATGACCTTCTTTAATAAAAAGTTCCAACATATCTGTAAAATCATAAAGCTTAAAAGCTTCTTTATAATTCACATACGAGTCATGAATATATTTAACAGTAACCCAATCTTGTGAAATATTGGAGCGGTTATATTCTTTGCGCAAATCAGACTTACATAAACGCGCAAGGTTAACTAAGTTAAGCACCGGATGGTTGATTTTAGTTACCTGACCAAAGCCTTCGTCGCTGTCACCTTCTGACGTAGCTTCTAAATCAAAGCCTATGGCCTTACCTAATTCTCGGTAGTGCTCTGGTTGCATGATCTGATCTTTGTTAACGTCAATCAAACTAAATGCAAGACTATGTAGCGTCCTGAAATAATATAAATCTTTTTCAGGATCAAGATTGAAACGTTTGGCGGCACGTTCTTTTGCTTCTGTCGCGGCTTTTTTGGTAAACGCTAAGAATGCAATTTTAGTTGGAGAAACGCCATCGTTAAGTGCCTTATCCACCATGTTCAGCAAAGTTGTTGTTTTGCCGGTCCCTGGTGGTCCAAATAATCTAAACACTTCTTTTTCTTTTCTCGATTATTTGACGCACGCGCTCTCTACTTAAGTCCATCTTTTTACCGATGGCTGTTAGTGTCATGAGAAGTTCGGTATACATATACCAAATTTCATCATCTCGATCTTTATTTTTATTAACTGTCTTTGCCATAAATTTCTTCTACCTCTTCCATTGTTAACATATGAATAAATGCAGGAGTTTGCTCACCAACGTAAGCTCCCAGCACATTAAACTCTAAGTAGTCTTCTGCCTCTTCCCAAGTCATCCCGTCACGATCCATGAGTATTTTTAAACAGGCATCGTAATCGTAGACAAGCCGATCATGATTGCCACAAATTCTACAAACGCCCATGATAGCGTCATCAAATCCATCAGCTTTTAACATCTAGTTTCACCATAAAGTTAGAACATTTAACTTGGCTACCACCGTTAGTTATGGTGTAGCGCACGATATCCCAAACAGGAAACTCATCTGGATCTGGAGTTTCTGCTCGTTTACAACTTTTTCTCAAAGGGCATGTTTCGCCATCACATCGAACTATCATTAGAAAGGTGATTCTCCTGCATCAAATTTAGTTGATTTAAGCTCAAGTGCATCTGTATTAAAGAAAGGAACGGCCCAAACTCTTACCACTCTATTTTTTATTCTCAAGGTGACACTCTCGCCGTTTATGTCACGCAGTCTCTGTGCGATCTTGTGTGACTTGTACTCAAAGAACTTGTTCTTACGCAAATGCGCTTCAAAATCTTTAAGTCTGAAGTAAGTAAGATTCTTATCTTCATCGGCCCATGGGCGGCGTAATAATATCTCTTCTTTATCTTCAGCTTTTTGTTGATGATGGCAGAACTCATCTAAGAAATCGTAGAACTGTCCGCTGGTTGAAGCATCCTGTGCTACCTCGATGACTGCTGTTTCATCTTCTTTCATCTCATTTAAAAGACCCGCGATGCGTGCTTCCCAATCTATTTTCTTTGATGTGGGCGGCATGAAGTTAAGCTGTTCCATACAAGCTTTTTGAAACAGGGCTTGTGATAGCAGAGCATCGGTATCGAGTTCTAGTGGTTCGCCATTAACATCGAGGAACCATACTGGCGGTACAGAATTGTACTTACGCAAGTTTGCAATAGGTGCGCCGTGCGTTCCGACACCTACGCCGTGTTTACGTGTGCGACATAGATCTTTATTGCAGTGCGCATTGATAGGTGCATCGGTGCATTTATACGCATAGTCTTTTTTATCTAATTGTTTTGCCACCAGGTTCACTTCATTAAGCGGTAGCGGTGGTGCTAGATACGTTGCATTGTAAGTAAGTATCTCTGTTTCATATGAATCAGGGAATGCTTTACGTAGGTAAACACCTAAATTAAATAATCCATTGTTACGTCCGCCCTCCGATATCTTTTGCTGACACAATATCTGCAAGCAGGGTGGTCCGTCTTTCATAAACTCTTGGGCTTTCTCTTTACTTTGCAGTCCAAGTAGTTCATCACGATCTATAACACGTTGATCATAGAGCTCAAAAAATTCTTCTAATGTTGCTGAGCTACCATCATCTTTGATGGCGTAACGTAAGCCCTCTTCAGCATTGAAGTAAGGTAGATTAAGAAAGTTACCTACGTCACCTCGATCTAAATGTAATTTGATTTGTTTTGGAAATATCTCGGAACCGCTGTAGCCCAGTGCGGCAGAGATATGTTGTAGGGTCTTTTGCATATCGACCGCCGGTACCCAATCTTTTGTAAACAAAAAACAGTGAGCCCCACCGGATTTGGATCGGCATACGACCATAGGGAATTCTAGTTTAGCGATATTATCGACTAATGCTTTGTGATCTAGCGGGTATTGATCGATATCAATACATCCCCACCTACAGCTGTTGTCTTCGTTGATCGGTATAATGCCGATGCCGAACTTACCCTGCAGATGTTTTTCCCAAAGGTCCTTGGTCCGCGGCTGACGGACTAATCCTGCGCGACCGGTATTCTTGCCATTGGCTTGTTTATTCTCGACCTTAAATGTGCCATAAGCTTCTTTGAGCCCGTCGAATATGGCTGAAAATTTATCTACGCTCATAGTTATTCTTTAATGAAGTAGGCGACGGTTGCCCGCCGCCTGTTAGCAGGAAGGGTTTAATTAAAACGGGATGTCCTGCTTTTCTTCATCATCCGAGTGCTTGACGTTCACATCGCCCGCACTTACTGATTCACTAAATGCCTTAGCTTGACCATAAAGGGCTGCGTCTTCGATTAAACCCACTCGAGACATTTCCCAGCCGTGCCATGAACCTTTAGAGTTTTCCTCTTGAATTGTTTTCAACTCATAGATGTGTGAATAGCGTGGTGGTACGAAGCTATAGCCGCTGCTACCTTGAAGAGTAGTTGATGCAATCATGCTGTTCCACTTACGTGATTTTTTCAGCTGTGTAGATTTCATTGCGATCAATGCAGTTTCTGCGCCGCCGTCTTCATTAAGAAGCAGAACAAAATGCTGATGTGTTTCTTCAATGTATTGGCCTTCGCCACCGACAACATAGTCTTTGTTGTCATCCGGTGATCTTTCAGTATCAGGGATAGCCTCACCAGGCGCGTAGATATTGAGTGGAGCACCATTGCCTTTACCGCGTGGTTCCCATTCAATGAATCGACGTTGATAGGCACAAGGGATGACTTTGATGCCTTCTTTGCCTTTATAGATCTGACCGCTGACAGTGTTATAGATATCACCTTTGCGTGCTTCTTCATTCTGATCCAAGACCGGATCAAGACCAGACAAGATTTTTAGAAAAGGAAGAGCAAGATCTTCTGCTCCCATGTTTTCATTACCCGCACCGGCATCTGCCTCAAACAATGAAATGTCTAAAACGGATAGCTCAGTGTTTTCTTTCTTTGCGACTGCTTTACTTGTAGCCATAGTTATTTACCTCTTTTTATAATTGCACGTTGTCCGATGTAAGCACCGAACATTTCCATGGGAAATTCATCACCAGATTCAACACGCTCTTTAACAAACGCACGTAATGTCTGTGGATGCACTTCAGTTTTCTGATCAACTGCGAATCCTGCTTTGCTTGCAACTTCAATGAAGCTTTCAGCAAGGCTGTCTTCACCGCGACCAAATTTACACGCGACAGTATTCTTGATGATATCGTCATAGCCGTTGTCTCTGAGCCAATCAAAGGCTTCGGATTTACGATCACTGCGAATACTTGCCCCGTAGGTCTGCTTGATAGTGACCTCAGAGCCGTCGTCAAGGGTAAACTTAGATAGACCTAGTTCAGCAAGTAGCGTTGGTAGATCTTCGTCAGTTAGTTTAAGAAGTTGTTGTTTCGCAGTCTTAAGTTGATCTTCAAGATCCGCGACCCAAGCTTCTTTAGCTGCAATCTCTTTAGCTATATTTGCAACAGAGCCGAGCTCTTTTGTATCAAGCTTATCGAGATTGTCGGAGAATTGATTTTCAAAATCTTTCTCCATTTGGTCTAGAATGTTAGACACGTTTTTTTCTCCTTTCGTTATTAAAGCCGCCTTTCGGGGCTTGACAAAAGTGAGATTACCGCCAATACTACCGCCATGTCAACATATAATTTCAAAACAACTCCATACGATCATCAAGCATCAGCGCTCGAAGAATCGTGGTCCGCGAAATATTACGCACTATTTATGGAGATGGGTACGGGTAAATCAAAAGTAGCCATCGATACCGTAGGAAAATTGTATTGCGATAATAAAATATTAGCCGCTTTAATTATTGCACCCAAGGGTGTTTATGATAACTGGTATAAAAAAGAATTACCGATACACTTAGGCGTCGAGTACCATGCAGTAAGATGGACTCCCAGCACGTCAAAGAAGTTTAAAAAAGAACTCGACACTATATTAGTTCCTAATGAAGACAAACAACTGCGCATCTTTGTAATGAATGTCGAAGCTCTGTCTTCAAAGCGTGGGGCGCAGGCGGCATACACTTTCTTGATGAAGAATCCTGGCAACATAATGATTGTCGATGAATCAACGACGATTAAAAACAGGCAAGCACAGCGCACTAAAAATATAGTAAAGCTTGGCGAGTATGCCGATTATCGGAGAATACTTACCGGCAGTCCGATCACACGATCTCCCATGGATTTGTATGGCCAATGCAGTTTTCTAAGCACCAAAGCACTCGGCTTTAATAGTTACTATGCTTTTCAGGGCAGATATGCGCATGTTCAACGTGTATCAATGGGACCCAAGGCGTTCCAACAAATAACAGGCTATCAGCGATTAGATGAACTTAATGCTAAGTTAGATAAGTTTAGTAATCGTGTGTTGAAAAAAGATTGCTTGGATTTACCCGATAAAATATATCAGCGCCGTGATGTGGAAATCACTGACGAGCAAGCCAAGCTCTATAACCAGATGAAAAAACTAGCTCTCGCTCAATTTGATTCTGGTGAATTGGCTACAACACAAAGTGTTTTGACACAGATCATGCGTCTTCAGCAGATTTGTTGTGGGTTTCTAGCACCGGACGACGAGCCGTTGCAAGAATTACCTTGCAATCGGATTAAGGAACTAATGTCCGTGATCGAAGAAGCGTCGGGCAAGATCATTATATGGTGTAACTTCACCTATGATATCCACAAGATTGAGCAAGAATTATCTCAAAAGTTTGGTGACGATAGCGTTGCAAGCTATTACGGTGAGACGCCCCAAGATGAGCGACAAGAGATAGTTAATCGATTTCAAGACCCTAACAGCGGTCTAAGGTTTTTTGTTGGTCAGCCGCGAACTGGTGGCTATGGAATCACACTTACAGAAGCAGACACCGTAGTTTACTACAGCAATAACTATGATCTTGAAATTAGACTGCAATCTGAGGATAGAGCTCACCGTATTGGTCAGAAAAAACCAGTGAACTACATCGATCTAGTAGTTCCAAACACGGTTGAAGAAAAGATAATTAAGGCTCTCCGCACTAAAATTAATCTAGCTGAACAAGTTTTAGGTGAAGAAGCTCGAGATTGGTTGATCTAAAATCAGTCGCGATGATACACAAGTTTGCGTATCTTAACAATCCAAGCTTTGGGTATGGCAGTAACTCGTCCGCCTTGGTCTACATCATCAGAATGTGTAGTCATTTTTCCTGAAAAACTAGCCATGATAACTACCTGATCAGGGCGGTCCGTGGGCACTAGCCAACCGACATCGCGACACGGGCAGATAGTATGATCTTTAATCTCATCTAATGTATGCCAGCCGGCTTCCATCTCACAGGCATCGATCCATTCAACTTCAACTAATTCTAATGTGTCTATCATCACTTAGATTCCATAGTCATAACAAGGTTCTTACACCACCAATATAACTCTGAATCATTAAGCGTATGTTTCATTATGTTCACTCGATAGCATACCAGCTGGACATTGCTTTTATAATAAGGCTTGTCTGGGTGAATCCTATCTATAGATACATTCAGGTCTTGCGGTCCCTCGCCCTTATACCAGGTCATAAATTGACCCGTAAGTGCGCATTTACCCTCTTGTTCATCCCATAACTCAATTAATTCAGAAGTGGTTAAATGCCACTCGATACCTTCTTTCTGACGCGCATACTTTAATTGAGCACAAGAGTTCGCTAAATAAGAGCGGGGATTCGATGACTTAGACTTATTGTTTTTTGCTTGGTGACATTCTCTACAATAAGTTCGAGTAAACGGTTTTTTGCGAGGAGACTCTTTTGTCTCGAACTCGTCTTTAGGTAACTCTCGTCTGCATTCCGAGCAAATTTGAGTGTCCATAGTCGGAGCCGATCAGGCTACCCCATCAGTGAGCCAATCCCAGACTTAGTAGGATTAGCCATCGCTAGTATCTCATCTTCAGGAAATGCCGCTGATAGACGTGCCGCGGTCTGCGGATTAACCTTGCCGCCCTGTGGCGCCGGAGGTGCCATCGATGTCTGTAGCGGACGAGCCGTGGGCCGTGGTTGCTGTTGCGACACAACGACTTCCGGTCTAGGCGCCGGTGCTTCTGTAACAGGAGGCACTGCAGGTTGTTGAGGTGCTGGCTGAGGTGCTGGCTGAGGTGCCGGTTGTTCTTCATCTTGGAAGAATTCTTCAAACAATTCACTTTCTCTGTTCAAGAATGGAACTCCACGAGCAGCGGTCATATAGCCGCGGTCTACGAACCATCGTGCAAGCGATCTAGCAATGCCTGCGCCTTCTTGACCGTCCTTAGCTTTTTTTAAGAATAAGGCTAATGCTTGTGGATCCTGCATTAAATCACCCATGGCTTTAAGATGCATGGATGCAGGAATCTCTTGGAAAAGTTGTCGGAAGTATTTAGAACCGGCACCTGCCGCTACTAAAGAACCCGCCTGAGCATCTCCAGGAAGCATCTTTTGTAAGCGAGCACCTGCCGCGGCACCTGAAACACGTAACCAGAAATCCAAGGCAGGATTAGGTGCTTTACCTAACTCAAGATCCAGCTGTCCTGCAGCATCTTTGGCCTCAAACTCTAAAAGCTGGCTAAGCATTGCTTTGATATTGTTGGCTTCGGTCTTATCAAATACTTTTTGTTGAACCAAAATATCCATTAAGGAAGTTTTTCCTCGACCATATTTTATTGGTTCAAACAAACTTTCGTAAGCTCTATCGG